AACAGTAAGGGATGGTTATAATGCTAAAATTTAATATTAATAAACTTTCCCCTAGAGAAGTCAGAAGTCTGCTGAGAGATCCAAACAACAGAGAAGACGGTGTTCTTGTAGGAGCAGCATTTGCCAAGAACCTTATTGGTGGGGATTACTTTGTTCCTCTTGCAAGGAGACTGAGAACATACTTTGGTTCTAAAGCAGGAGCAAAGTATTCTAAGGATTCATTTATCAAGTCTAAAAAGCCAAGACGGTACAAAGAGAACCTTGGTTTAAAGGCAATTCTACCTGATCCAGTCTATGATCCACTCAAGCTTCCAACAATCAATTCAGGAACAAAACTAGGGCAAGGCATTCCTTTGTCTATGTTTGCTAATGCACCGGGCAGTAAGGGTACACTCAATCACTTATCACAGGCAGACAGAAAAGAGATTGCAAAAAATCTTTATTGTCAAGTCCCTTTGATTGAAGGATTTAGAAACCAAGCAAAATTTAGAAACTACAGTCTATTTGTTTCTGATGGTCTGGTCAAGAAGCAAGACACTGAGACATTGACTTCAGGAGACATTAGAGACTTGCAGACCAAGGGCAGGGCAGTTGTCTATGAAGTCTTGGATAATAAGGGTAAGAATGATCCACAGGCTACATTTGAGTTGGCAAACTACTGGAAAGACAATCATCTGTTTCAGGGATTGATCTTACACTTTGACAGCATGGAACCGTTAACAGAAGACCGCTATGCTAACAGACATGACAATATAGAATTCCTTGACCCGACAAGAGAATATCATGCAGAAATTATTGTTGTTATGCCCAATGTAGATTACTACTACAGAGGAAATTTTGAAAGACGGGTTCGCACTGATATTAACTTCAGGCCATTTATCAAAGGTGGTTTAGGGCATTTCCAATATAAATAAAATAATACCTCAATAAAAAAGAAGACAAATGGCAGTATCAAAAGCATTCTCAATTGAAGACGGTAACCTAAACAGACCCGCTATTATCAATACACGGGTAAGGAACTACAGTGATATTGATTTAACATTCACTGCTAGAAGCACTGGTGATGTGTTTAAGAAAACAGATGCTGCTGCGGTCAAACAGTCTGTGAAAACAATTCTACAGACAAACTACGGAGAGAGACCTTTTCGGCCAAAGTTTGGTGCAGATTTAAGGTCTAAGATATTTGATAACTATACTGTTGATGAAAATGAATTCTTCATTGCAGACGCAGTAAAAGATGCAATTAGAGATTTTGAGCCTAGAGCAAAAGTTCTTAATGTGATTGTAAGTGAACAACCTGACAGAAATTTTCTGGGAGTAACTGTAGAATTTCAGGTTGTAGACACAGAAGAGATTGTATCACTAGAGACTTCTATTTCAAGGATTAGATAAGAATGGCAACCACGATTACACCATCAGATTTAAATTTTGATGATATTAAAACGTCTTTGACAAACTATTTTAAGTCAAAGTCTGAGTTTTCTGACTATGACTTTGAAGGCTCTGGTATTTCTAATATCATGGATGTTTTGGCATACAATACACACCTTAACGGTCTTATTGCAAACTTTGCATTGAATGAGGCATTTCTCCCTACAGCACAGCTTAGAACATCTCTGGTTAACCAGTCTCTTTCATTTGGATATATCCCAAGGTCTAAGACAGCATCCCGTGCACAATTAACAGTAAGTGTCAACCTTTCTTCTGCGGTATCAAAACCTGCTAATATCACACTTCCAGCGGGAACTACGTTTACCACACAAGTTGATGGTGAAAGCTACACGTTTAGAACCTTGATTGATTATATTGGATATGATACTACAGGTTCAGGTATCTATACATTTGTAGACCAGCTTGGCAATCCCTACATTACTGTTCTGGAAGGTGAGATAACTGTCAAGACATTTATTGCAGAAATTACAGGGGACAGGCAGGTATATGTTGTTCCTGATCCTAATCTTGACCTGACTACAGTTGGTGTACAAGTCTATGAGGATATTAACTCTGATACCTTTACCACATATTTTAGTGCTAATGCCACAACTGGTGGTAACATTATTAACACTGTATCCTCTACTACTGCACTCTATCTTCCTTTAGAAAGCTACAATGGTTATTGGGAGTTTAACTTTGGTGTGGGGGGTCTTACAGGTGTTAACCCTGAAAACGGTCAGGCAATCCGTATTACATACCTGAGAACAAATGGTCTAGATGCTAATGGTGCTTCTGTCTTTACACCTACATCTACTCTTAGTGTAAATAATGTTTCATACAATCTAAATGTAACAACCTATGCAAAGTCTTCCTTTGGTGCAGATAAAGAGGGTATTGAATCTATTAGACAGAATGCGCCACTATCTTATCTTGCGCAGAACAGATTTGTTGCTGCTGGTGACTATCTTGGTATTATTGCCAATGGTGTTCCGGGTATTAAGTCAATCAACGCATGGGGTGGTGAAGACAATGTACCTGCAAAGTATGGTAAAGTTTTAGTGTCTCTGGTTTATGAGGATACTCTATCTGCTGCACAACAGGTAGCAACAGAGGCAGTTATTATTCAAAACCTGACAAATCCATTGTCTATTATTGGTATTGAGACAGAATTTGTTGACCCAACATTTATTTACCTTGACGTAACATCAACATGTAGGTATAATAGCGGATTAACTAACTTAACAAGACAAGCTCTTGAAAACAAGATTAGAAACTTTGTTCAAAGTTACTTTGCTACTAATGCTGGTAAGTTTAATGATGTAATTCACAAGTCAAGACTTGCTTCTGCGATTGATACTTCTGACTCGTCTATTTTGGGTACTAAGTTAGAGTTAAAGATGACTGCAAGATTTACTCCATCTAGAAACCCAAATACAGATAATATTATTCGTGCCGACTATACTATCAATTTCTTGAATTCTATTCAGGCACCACAGATGACAGAATCTACAATTAGTAGTGATAGATTTACTTTTAACAATATTACTTGTACTTTGCGCAACAAGGTTCGTCATTCTACAACTCTTCAGATTATTGACCAAAATGGTAAAGTAGTAGTTGACAATATTGGTAGCTATGAACCTACAACTGGTACAGTTACCTTGTCTGGTTTCCAACCACAAGCTATTACTTCAGGTGCTAGATACTTAAACATCACAGCAACTCCTGCTGATGACACTAACTTTAAGCCTTTGAGAAATACTCTGATTACTTTGGGGAATAACTTTGTATCTGCTATTCCAGATGTTAATGCTGCTACTGCTGTTGCGGGTGTGACCAACTAAAATGTCTAATGAAAGAACCTTAACTGACTTTAATAGACTTGAAGCTAACTTGCATCAACCGCAAGTCAAGACAGTTGTTCCTGAACACTTTAAAGAGCAGTATCCTAAACTTATAGATTTTCTAGAAGCATATTATGATTACCTAGATAGTGATGGACATCCGACACACAATCTTAAAAAGATGTTTACTATTCGTGACCCCGGCTCAACTGATGATGAATTTTTAGACCTATTGTTTCAAGAGAAAACATTTAGCACAGATACATTCCCTTCTCCTAGATTTGCTTACCTTCAAATTCCGGGACTTCTCAATAGTAAGGGTACAAAAATATCTATTGACTCATTCTTTAGATATTTCCAAGGTACGGATGTAGAGCAAATTCTACCTAGAAACTCTATGTTTATTGTTGGTCAGTCAGAGATTGGGGCAGAATCTTTAAGATTTATTCAGGACTCTTACTTCTATCAGGTATACTCTATTCTATTAAGAACTAACGTTCCCCCTACAGAATGGTTTAACTTCTATAAGAACTATCTACATCCAGCAGGGTTTGCAATCTTTACAGAAACACTGTTTGAACTTTTACCAACAAACTCTCAATTAGCAGCAAGTATGCCTCTGGCTCTGGTAGATAGTGATATTGCAGTAACTTCCTTTGAATTTTCTGCTGATCTTAATCTTTCTCCAACTATCAGTCTCACAGGTATTGATAGTGCAACTAATACAAGATACTATCCTGACAGAGAAATTCATTTCTACAATGATTCTATCAATGGTATTGGTGACTCCTATGATAACTATGCATCTATTGCAGATATCCTAAATACTAATTCACCGACCTTTGATGATTCGGCTGACTCGGCTAACTCTGGACTTACCCGCATCTTTATGTCTGATACCATACAGACAATGGATGAAGGTGTATTTCCGTTTTATGATAGTGTAGGAACTGATGTTCCTTAAATTCTGGTATAAATATTATTAATTCATTTACTGAGTAGGTAACATGGCAAGACAAAACATTTCAATTGGTGCAGCAGCAAATGATGGCACAGGTGATACCCTTAGAGGTGCTGGCACTAAGATTAATGATAACTTTACAGAACTTTATTCTGCACTAGGTGGTGATAGCACATCACTTGGTAATAATATTAGTTTTGATAGCACTGGTATCATTTTTTCCAATGACTCTAACTTCAGTGTTACTTTAGGACTGCTAGACTCAGCTCTTATGAGTAATAAGGTTGTCAGTCTTCCTAACAAGACTGGTGAGCTTGTCGTCATTGAAGGTACAGCAGGAAGTAGAAACGTTAATCTTGCAGACTCTCCTACTGGTGTTGCTGCAACACTATACTTTGGTAACTCCTTTGCTAATGCATCTGTACTTCCTTCTTCTACTGTATATAATGGTATGTTTGGGTTCTTAGAAGACGAAGAAAGGGCTGTGGCAGCAGGTGGCACAAATGGTTGGGTAAGATTAATTGATAGTGACTTGTTATCTACAGGAAACTATAGCATCACAACTAATGCTACTTTTAGTGGCATTACGTTAAATGATCCTAAGATGAAGACTATTATTCGTGACTCTGGTGATCAGCCAATTGTTCAATTGTCTACAGATGGAACACCTACTAATTATCTTAAAATTACTTCTACAGATTCCTCTCCAACTATTGGAGCAGAGGGTGGTACAGATGTAGGTGTAAATATTAAACCAAAGAATGATGGTGTTATTTGTTTTGACGGTAGGATTAAATACAACGTACAAAACATGACAGATGTTGATGACGTATTTGATTCAGGTGCAGCATTATATATTATTAATGCAGCAACGTCTCATACTTTCAACTTCTTTGGCACAGGTTTTGAGGTTGGTGAAGTAAAGAAGGTTATTAATAAGAGTGGTGCAAGTACAGTAACTATTCAGTGGCCTAACGGTCTTACATACTTTGCACATCCAGACGGTGGTTCCGGTTTTGTAGAAATGACAGGTAACGGATACTTTGAAACAATTTGGGACGGGGACCAATGGCATGTTAGCAAAGATTCGGACAAACTTGGTAAATTTGGAATTGGTTAAAATAGGTAGTAAAAACACATGGTAGCAATCGTAACCGATGATTTAAAAAAAGTAGTTGTATCAGAATTAATTGCTGATGTAGGTGATTCTGCAAGCAACTATTATATTGGTATTGGTAAATCTGATCAATGGAATATTACCGATACTCCACCAACACCAGTTCCGACAGATAGAGAAGAAAGAGACTTTAGGGCAAATCTTCAGTCTGTCATTAAGACTACTGATGTTAGCTATGTTGCTCCTAGATACAATTGGGCTTCTGGTACAACCTATCAGGCATATAGTGACGAAAAGACTGCAACTGGTACAAGTGCAAATGGTCAGTACTATGTAATGACTGCATCAAACAGAGTTTACATTTGTTTGCAACAAGGTAAAGATGCCACTGGCACTCCACAGCCTTCTAGTGTTGACCCGGACACAACACTTACTACTACTAACCCCGGTGTTGCTACAGCAGATGGATATATCTGGAAGTATCTTTACACACAGTCTGCTTTGAGACTAAGTAAGTTTGGTTCTGCTAACTTTATTCCAGTAGAATTTGTTGGTAGTGGAGTGCTTACCTCTATTGAGACAGCACAGCAAAATGTTCAGAATGCTGCTATTCCGGGTTCTATTATTGGATACAAAGTGGTCTCTCCCGGCTCTGGATATGCTGTTAGTGATACTGTAACTATTCAGGGTAACGGTAGTTTTGCTAGAGCTAAGTTAACGGCTGATCCTGTATCTGGTGTTATCAGAAAAGTAGAGATTGATGACTCTAC